TAGTAGAGAAGGAGAATAAAAAATGGCAAATATAAATGACTTCAAAGCTAAACTTGCAGGCGGTGGCGCAAGAGCCAATCAGTTTAAGGTAACAATGCCTTTTCCTGGTTACGCACAAGTTGGTGGCGAAATAGAAGACCTAGCGTTTCTATGTACAGCAACATCTATTCCTGCTATGGACATTGGTAATATCAATGTACCATTTAGAGGAAGACAAATCAAAATCGCAGGTGACAGAACCTTCGCAAGTTGGTCAATCACTGTTCTTAACGATACTAACTTTAAGTTAAGAAACGCTTTTGAAAGATGGCAAAATGGTATCAACAATATGACAGATAACGAAGGACTTTCAAATCCTGTAGATTATCAAGTTGACGTATTTGTTGACCAGTTGGACAGAAACGGTAATACACTTAAATCCTATACATTGAGAGGCGCATATCCTATAGGTATTGCTGCTATTCCTTTAAATTATGAAACAAATAATGCTATTGAGGACTTTGATGTTACATTTGAGTATCAATACTTTGAAACAAATACGACTACTTAAAACTATTATAAGTAGTAGTATATATTAAGGAGAATTAAATTATGGCAGAGCTATTTGGGTTTAGTATAACGAGGGTTAAACCTCAAACGGATCCCAAACAACAGTTCAGTATGCCTCAAGCGGAGGACGGCACACAAGTCGTCGCCGCTGGAGGTTTCTTTGGTAGTTACCTCGATATGGATGGTAGTGCCAAGACTGAACAGGATCTAATTAGAAGATATAGAGAAATAGCATTACATCCAGAGTGCGATATGGCAATAGAAGATATTGTCAACGAAGCAATTACGTCTAATGAAAACAGACAATCTGTAAAAGTAGTTACAGAATCATTGCCATTTGGAAGTGCTGTTAAAGTAAGAATAGAAGAAGAATTTAAAGAAGTATTAAGACTATTACAGTTTAATACTAGAGGACACGATATTTTTAGAAGATGGTATGTTGATGGAAGAATTTTCTATCAAAAAGTAATTGACTCTGAAAATCCTAAAAATGGTATTACAGAATTAAAATACCTAGATCCTCGTAAAGTAAAAAAGATTAGAGAAGTTAGAAAGAGAAGACCAGAAGGTATGGTTTCTCCTACTAACATTAATATTGCAGATGAAACAGTTGAATATTTTGTTTACAACGAAAGAGGTATACAAGGTGCAGCTGCTGTTCAAGGTATTAAGATTGCTGTTGACACAATTGCATATTGTCCATCAGGATTAATTGATCAAAACAAAAACGGTTTAGTATTATCTTATTTACATAAGGCAATTAAACCTGTCAATCAATTAAGAATGATTGAAGATGCTGCTGTTATTTACAGAATTGCAAGAGCACCTGAAAGAAGAATTTTTAAAATTGATGTAGGTAATTTACCTAAAGTTAAGGCTGAACAATATCTTAGAGATGTTATGGCAAGATATAGAAACAAACTTGTCTATGACGCTGCTACAGGTGAAGTAAGAGATGACAGAAACTATATGTCAATGTTAGAAGACTTTTGGTTACCAAGTAGAGAGGGTGGTAGAGGAACAGATATTACTACACTTCCTGGTGGTCAAAACTTAGGTGAGATTGCAGACATTGAATACTTTAGAAGTAAGTTGTATCGTTCATTAAATGTTCCATCTAGTAGATTAGAAGCAAGTCAAGGATTTAATCTTGGTCGTTCTACAGAAATAACAAGAGATGAATTAAAATTCACTAAATTTGTAGGCAGATTAAGAAAAAAATTTACTGAATTATTTAATGATTTATTAAGAACACAATTAATTATTAAAGGTATAATTGCAGAAACAGAATGGCCAACTGTAAGAGATAGTATATTTTATGACTTCTTACAAGATGGACACTTTGCAGAATTAAAAAATTCAGAAATGTTAAGAGAAAGATTAAATTTAGCAAGAGAAGTAAGAGATTACATTGGTAAATTTTATTCTGTTAATTATGTTAGAAAACATATTTTAAAACAATCTGAATCAGAAATTAAACAAATGGATGCTGAAATTAAAAAAGAAATTAATGACGGTATCATATCATCACCAACAACACAAGTTACAAATGATGATGATGGAATATTATAAGGAGTAAAAAATGAGTGAAGAAGTAAAATCGTTTATTGATAAGTTAGCACAAAATGATATGGTTGGTGCTGGAGATGCTTTTAAAGACGCATTAAGATCAAAAGTAGGTGACGCATTAGACACTAGAAGACAAGAAGTTGCTAGTAGTTTATTTAAAGCAGAACCTCATAGTGATCCAAAACCAGAAATTGCAGGTACAGGTACCTTTACACGTGATGGAGAAGTTGAACCTACAGGTGCAAATACACAAATACAAGAACCAACACCAGAGGTAAACAATGAAGTTGAGCCAGTTAGTGGAGAACAACCAGACGTTCAAT